AACTGCTATTTTTATATGGCTAATTACTTCTCTGACTTTTCTGTCAATTCTAACCATATTGAGAGTATATCTACCCTCCTTAAGATGCTCCTGCTCCCATTCTAGATCTAGACCCTTCTTCTGTGTGTAAAGGTCTATCAGATGTGTTTGCATCTCCATTTATAACCTCCTCATAGGTTATTCTATTAATCTTGGGATCATTCATTTCTCCAAGATATTCCCATTTTATACTCTTATCTCCTAGTTTGTCAACTATTGAATTTTCAATAGATTCAACATTATCTTCAGCCAGAACTTTAAATTCTGTACTATATTGATACGCATGTATTTTTACTAGGAATTTCCTCATATTTCTCACCATATTTAGAAAATGTGGCGGAACTGTGTTCCGCCACAAAATTATTTATTTATTGCTTACGCACCTTCAACACCGAAGATACCTCTAAAGTCAGAAGCGCCGAAAGCGTATCTTTCTCTAGCTTTGTATCTTACGTTTCCAGTATCAAAGTCTCCTTCCATTGAAGTTGTCAATGGAGTTCTTGAGAACATTTTCATACCATTTGGAACGTCAGTGATAATGTAGAATGAATCAGGGTCAGTTAAGAAATTGTTCACTCTGTAACCTTGAGGAATCATTCCCATACTGTTGATTGCATTGATATCATTATCCGCAGTTTGAGTTCTACCTTGAGACTTCATAAGTCTTTCAGCGTTGAACTGATTAGCAGAAGGAATTATCATTTTAACTCCTTTTGCTGCGATTCTTAAACCTCTTTCATCAGTTATTTTAGCAATGTCGATCAATGCTGTTTCTAATGAAGTTTCGTTTAAGTCCGCCTGCGTTGCTAAAGTGTTCGCTACGTTACCCGCAATTGTTGGGTGAGCTGTAGAGAATAAGTTAACGCCGTCACCTGTTTGAAAAGCAGTTCCAGCTGCGATTGCTGGTAAACCATTATTCAAAGGTGCTGCACCTTTAACTTCTTTAGCATTGGACATAGATCTTGCTAAAGCTTTTGTGTATCTAGAAGAAAGTCTGTCATAAAGGTTGTCCTCTATTGCTTCTTCTGTGATAGCGAAAGCTAAAGCGATCGTTTCCATAGTGTATCTAGCAGTATAAGTTTCTTGTGCATCATCGTATGATACGCCAGCCCCTTCTGCTTTTACATCTGCGTTTGCAAAGCCAGATAACATTACTTCCTCTTCGAAAGCTCTGTCTGATGACTCTGTAGTATAAATCTCAGCGTGCTGATTATCATACCTTTTGTATTCCAGACCGAATAGTGCATTCAGACCTGGCTCTAGTTCTTTAACTAGTTGTGCTCTTGATATTGCCATATTATGCTCCTACCGTTCCTGTTCCGAACCATTGTGACTTGTTAACAACCACAACTACAGAAGCGTAACCAGAAAAGTTAGCTAATGCTGGATCTGTTTGAGGAGTAGTAATAAGATCTTCATTTTCAGGATCTTCCGCTACTCTTAACAGTCTCCATTGATTGTTAATGTCATTTACAGTTCCTACTGTTAATTGACCGTTAGATTGTCCAGATGTAGTAGAACCAGAAACTGTTGTAGTTCCTTCTGCTCTAACTGTTAATCCATACGTTCTTCCCATGTTAACTTGTGCTGCATCAAGAGTTGCACCTAAACGTGCACTTAATTGAACAACATATTGTTGCCATGGATTGTCTATTACGAATGCATCCGTATCTCCATTATTTACATTCGCAGCTGGTACTGTAGCACCAGGGTAGAATGAAGAGAAAGTTGGTTTTAATGTATTTGCATCTGTGTAGAAGCAACCATTAAATACACCAATCGTCGGAACCGTAATAGCATCTTGAGCCGTAACTATATAACCAGGATCTACATTAGCACCTGAAGCAGAGTCGTACTGCACAGGCATACCCATGTATAAACTAGTTGGATAGCCACTGTCGATTTTGTATTTGTTCTGACCACCAGTAGAAGGTGTAGCACCTAATGTACCAGCAGGGATCAAACCAAAACCTTGTGTGTTTCTATTTGCCATAGTTTGTTTCTCCTTATGAACCTGCCGTCGTTAAACGGCCTCCAGTTCGATTAATTTATTCGTTGGTGTTGAGAATTTTATTTCTTAGTACCACCGAAGTTTTTGCTTGAACGCTCGAATTTCATCGGCATTCGTTTATCCTGATCCTTCAGTAAGTCGTTTTCTACAGCTTCGTCTTGACCTTCAGTTTGACCTTGCTGATAGGCAACACGAGATTGCGCGAGTTCTTCCGGTATCCTTGCCAGGAGAAGGCCACCTACTCCAATCACTCCAGCGTATTTTCCGTCCATGACAATTGGGTAAGAATCACCGTCTTTGTATTCGTCAGCTCTCACTAACTCATATCCAGATCTCAATCTACCATGAATATTCTTAGTATCATTGAAACCCATTGACTCTGCTCTTATCCATCTATGCCTGAATCCATCGGGCGCTGGTGGTGCATCTAGAGATGATGGGGGCTTGTACTCTTTTGGTCTTTCAGTCTTTGACCGAGTTTCCGCCGCACGAGAAAGGTTTTTTTTGTCTTCTTTAGTCATATGCTTATGCTCCTTCCGTGAGTTTTAATTGTTTTGCATATTCTTCGAGTGGCACACCTAATTTTTTAGCTATTGCTACTTGAGACGATGTGAGTCTCACTTGTTTGCGACCAGGTTTTACGCTTCTGTTAGCCGAAGCCACCGACTGAACGGGTTTGGTCGTTGCTATAGTTTCAGTATTACCAAATTTGTGAGGAAAGTCAACACGAATTCTTTTATCAATTTCTGTGTAATATTCATCACTCTTAGGATCAATACCTTCTTTATCTACTAAATCCTTATGAATCTCAAATGCAGTAAATGTCATAGCTCTATCTGTTCCGAACCATCTATTTTTTGCAGCCCAATCTTCAGCTTGAGGGTCAGCTTCTGGTAATGATCTTGGTGTTTGTTCTGGTAATCTACCACCGTCTGATAGTTGCACAGGAGTTTCCTGTTCAACTGGTTGTTTTTTTCTCATTTGCAGGTTTGCATTCTCTAATGCAAGTGCTGCAATTTTTTTATTTGCTAAAACTTGTAAATCTGCATTTTGTGATTCTATTGCCATTCGCAATTCATTTTGCGCTGACTCCATTGCACTCGTTACATTTTCTTCAAGTTTAGTTGTATACTCTGAATTAACTTGAGCAAGTTTAGATGCATCTAATTTTCTTTTTTTCTCTAAAGAATCTGCGTATTGAAGAGCGGCTGCTTCTCGTCTTTCAGCTTCTCTCATCTTACGCGTAAGTTTAGCAATTCTAGCTTGCACACCCTTACTATATTCTTCTAATTTAGAATCATCTTCTTTCTTAGTTTCTTCAGTTTCTACTTTTACTTCTTCTACTGTTTCTTGTTCCTTGGTTTCTGGAGCAGTATCTGTTACTACTTCCTCTTTACTTTCTTCTAGAGTTACATCGACCTCTGGTCCTGATGTATCTAGATCAACCTGTTTTTCACTAGGTTTTAGTTTTTCTTTTTCCTCTATTGGCATAGTTTCTCCTTTTCTATGTTAGTATTTATGCAGGATATCTGTTGGATCCTGTACTGTTGCTAATATTTCGTCATCATTAAGAAGACGAACTTCCCCACCCTCAATTTCTATTCTAGATCCTGCGTAACGTGCGAAGACTACCCAGTCTCCAACCTTGCACCATGGACCATCTTTAAATCTATCTTTATCATTATAACAATCAGGTCCCATTGCTAATACGTTTCCGCATTGCGATGCAACTTGTTGTCTATCAATTGTTTCTGTACCCATAATAATTCCACCATCAGTTTTTTCTTTCATCCTAAATGGCAAAACTAACATACGCCAACCTGTTGGTTTGGGTAATTTTGTAGTTTCTTTAGTAACTTCTTTTTTAGGTTCTTTTTTGTATTTATCTAGTAGACCTGTTTTAGTTTTTGGGACTTCTTCCTTTAAGGTCGACGACTGTTCCTGTGTTTTCATTTTTTGCTCCTTCATCTTGTTGCAGGTTAGAGATTTCCTGACGCACTGATTCCAATGCATTTATCTGTCCTATTATATACTTATAAGTTTCCATATTGTCAACACCACCCGATGTGACTGATAGGGCTAGTGCATTTATTCTTCTAACTAAAGCTTTTTTAAGACTTTCTAATATTTGTTCTGGTTCCACGTTTCATCTCCTTTATATGTTTTTTAATAACCTTTGACTGTTTTTTATGTAATTTAGAAGCTTTATTTAAAGCTTTAGCTACTTTGTTCAGTTTTTTCATATTAACATTTCCATCTTCTTCTTGCCTGACGGATTCGTGAGTTAGGATCGTTACGTGTTTTTGCTGATGACCTTTTTAATTGTCCTAGTGATCTAGCGCAGTATGATTTTCTACGATTAGCAGCTTTTGACCCTTTCTTCACTTTTCCGGTCACGGCTGTTTTTAGTTTACTTCCAGGGTTTGCTCTTCTGTAAGCAGCGACACCCTTCTTAGTCATGCCTGCTCCAGATTTTGTTTTTCTATAGTTACCACCTTTACCGGTAGTTTTTCTTATAGGATTTTCTGCTCTACCACCTTTTGCCATACTAACTCTTTCTGCCATTGTATAACCATCAGCATTGTGTCCTGCAGGTGGTTTATAACCAGACCTTGGACTTGTTGCATGTTGCAACGTTAAAGAAGTTTGTCCAGCATTAGGTGATCTAAACATTATTTTTTCTTAGCTGTTTTAGCTGATCTTTTTAAAGCTTTGTCAGTTACAGTTCCTTTACCTGGTCTGCTAGTGCCTCTTTTTTTGGCTCTATTCATATAATAGTAAAGACCTTTTTTAACTGTTCTACCATCTTTAGTTTTGTGAGTTGCCTTCCCACCTTTTTTCATCATCATCATTTTTTTCATTCCTGGCATTTTATTTTCTCCTTTTTTTATTATGCTTTTGCGTATGCTACACACATATGACATTTTGCTTTAAAATATCTGTGTATAGGACACGGGTCTACATGAACCTTTATTTCTGGTTCAGGTATTTTAGTAAAAAATTCTATATGCTCATCTACATCATCACACTTACATGCTTTAATGTTAAAAATTTTGCAAATAAAATTTTTAATTTTTTTTAACATTATTTGATTTCTTTACCGTGGCCTCTCATAGCAGCGCCTCTTGAGTTAAGAGATCGAACAATTCTTTTCTTTTCAGCTTTAAGATTTTTTTTACCTTTTCTAGTATATGCTTTTTCTGCATCTACTCTTCCAAGTTCTTCTAGCTGATTCATTCTTTTAGTATTTTTAGCTCGTCCACCTTTTTTATATTCGTTACCAGTAGCCTTCGCTATAGCTTTACCTCTTGTTTCTTCGTATGGAGTTATAACTCCATCTTCTGATCCAAATCTTTTTGCCATAATACTACCTGTTTATTTTACCAGATTTTTTAGCTTTAGAACCAAACTTACCGTAAGACTCATCTCTGCTAGCTTTTAACTGTGCAGGAGTTCTTTTCTTTTTGATTCTCATAGCGATAGATTCATCTTTTCTATCTTTGTAACCCTGCTTCTTTTTCTTTTTAGCAGAACCACCTTTTTTCATAGCTTGGCTACCACCAAATCTTGATTTGTATGGTCTTGTTCCAAAGTCATTTCTCATATTGTTTTCTCCTTAATTATTTTTTACCATTTCCATTTCTGAAAATTTGTGTACCCTTTATACCATAAATACTCGCCACGACAAGGATCCAAAGATTTGTGAACCATGACGGGAGTTGCGAGAACATGTCGAAGAACAATTTTACTTTGTCCATCGCTGTCGGATCATCTGATACGACTGCCCAGGCCAGCACCAAAACGGGCAAACTGAGAATTATCAAAACTGCCTCGTCTTTCCAGTCCGACTGACGCGATTCTAGTAATTTTCCTTGGTAAGCTTCGTCACCTCGGGCCATTTTTTCAGCATGCATTAATTGTGCATCTGACATAGCCATTTTTGTTCTCTGCTTATTAGCATAAATCTTACTTCCAGCAGAAACGGCTAATTTAATTGCCGATAACCACATGTTAGTACCAAGTAGCCTTTACAGGTTTTTTTTCTTTTCTAATAGCTCGTGTACCTTTAACGTCTACAGTGTTTCCCTGTGCAATATAGTTTCTTCCTCTAATACTTGTTTTAGATCTTGGATCTAATTCTAAGTTTTGAGAAGACTCTTCTACAGGAATTCCACCTTTAGCGTAGCCGTCTTTGTTAACGAACTGTTTAAATGTGTCTTTTGCCATATTTTTCTCCTAATTATTAATATACTAACTTCTCGGACCTTTCAAGGTCTTTACGTCTTTAGCCTTCATTTGATCTGATGTTAATTTAACATCAGCTGATATCATTGATTTAGCCATAGCTGTTTCCGCTCTTAAATTAGCTAAATCTTCGTTTTGTTCTAGTTTTTCATCATTAATCTCTCTAGCCTGCATCATCTTCATTTTATCAAGATTAATTCTATTTTCATCTTCTTTCATTTTACGTTCTTCTTCCATAGCTTTAAGATCAACTTCTCTTTGTTTTAATTTAAGCAATGGATCATGATCAAACTGAGATGTAATAGTTTTTTCTTCTTTCATAAAGTCCTCAGTCATCTCTGCAATTAAAATAGCTTTTCTAGCTTCTATTTTTTGTGAAATTTGTTGAAACTGTTGTTGTACTTGAGGGTTCATTGTAGCTGCCTGTTGTAATTGTGGTAACATAGCAAACTCTTGTTGAAACTCTAATTGTACTTGTTCTTGTGCCATCAATGATATGTGCTCCATAATATTTTTTTCTAACGCTGCAGTAATGCTAGGATTATTTCTAACAAAATTACTAGCCATAAAATTTAAGTGAGCTGTAACGTGTGCTCTATGATCTTGACCTGGAAACGCTTGAAAAGGTTTCATCCCCATTGCATCAATGTGCTCAATTGCCGGATCTTTAGGTTGATTCGGTGGGGGTGGTGGTAAAATTCTATCAATGTCTTTTACTCCAATTGCTGTGTACATATTTCTATATGCATTGTACATATTGTGCATTTGTGGATTAGACATTGCTAATTGTAATTGTGTTTGAGCCATAGAAATTCTTTGACTCATTGAAAATATATTTGGATCAGCAACAGGTAGTATATCTACTCTGTCATCAAAATCTGTTTGTTTAACATTTCTTGCAGCACCCGGAACATCGTAAGGATACTCTGGCGGAAGATAAGTTTTAAAAACATTTGCCAGTAATTTAAATTCATTTTTTAAAGACACATAAAGTCTTTTATGGATTGCTGACATTACCCTTGAACCACGTTCTAAAAGAGCTACGGTCGTACCAACAGCGGCCTGTTGATTCCCGTCCCCGACCTGCATGTCAGCAATGGACGCGAACCTTTGTCCTGCTTGCACTACAATTCCCATCAACTGCAATAAAGTTTGTGATGGTTCTTTGTATGGTAGGAATACGAATGCATCTTTTAAATTACCACCTGGAGTGTCAACATCTTTAAATTCTCCTGGTTGTATATTTGCGGCATCATCTTTTACTCTGACACCTCTCTGCTTAAATCCTGCGGGTAGGTTGGATAATGTTCCAGCGTCTAATAATTGACGGAGAGCCGCAGTTGCAGTACGACTCAATCCGCCAATCATATGAATTAATCCTAAGCCATAAAATCCTAGTCCTGGCAGAAATTTGAAGTGGACAAAATATTGGA